GGTCGCTCGCCTTGTCTACGGGATGTTTCTGGATCGTCATCTGCGGGTTATCCTGCTCGGTATGCCAGGCCCACCACCGAAGACTCCGGGACAACGTCGACGGCGCAACGCGTCGCCGGGATTCATCCAGCTCGATCCGAACGGGCACGTCGCCGAGATCCCGAAGTGGCCGCTCACGATCTCCCCGTCAGACGAGATCGCGGAGCTTGAGGCCGAGCGCTGGGACGAGCTGTGGCATCTCCCGCAGGCGGTCGAGTGGGAGCGCATGAAGTGCTTCGGCGACGTCGCGCTGTACACCCGGATGTGGGTCGTTGTGAGCCTCGGATCTGACTCCAAGCTGCTCTCCGAGGTCCGACAGCTCGATGCGAAGATCGGGGTAAGCCCCAAGGCGATGCAGGGACTGCGTTGGGAGATCCCGCAGCACCTCGAGGATGCCCAGCGCGCCGCCCCGACGTTGCAGTCTGTCGAGCACCAGACCTACGTCCCGACCGCCGCCGCGGGGTAGTCGTGCCCTGGCGCGGGGCATCGGTGCAGGGCGAGATCCCGACGTTGGGATTCCAGGTCGTGCAGTTCATCGAGACCTTCTGCGTGGTGCCGGACGGGGAGTTCGCGGGCGAGCCGTTCATCCTGTCGCCGGAGCAGCGCGAGTTCATCTGGGGGATGTACGCGCTGAAGCCCGAGGCGGAGGTCGATCGGCGCAAGCCCTCGAGGGCGTTCCTGTTCGATCGGGGCGGCCAACTCGTCGCGCCGCAGAAGTGGGGCAAGGGGCCGCTGTCGGCGGCCGTCATCATCGCCGAAACGCTCGGCCCGGTGCTCTTTGACGGCTGGGACGCCGACGGGAACCCGGTGGGGCGTCCCTGGGCGACCCCGTGGATCCAGGTGACGGCCGTCTCGGAGGATCAGACCCAGAACATCTGGCGCGCGCTGATCCCGATGATCCGCCTCGGGGAACTGAAGGCCGACATCCCCGACACGGGCGAGACACGGATCAACTTCGTGGACGGCGGGAGGATCGATCCGGTAACCGCCTCGGCCCGTTCCCGACTCGGGCAGCGCATCACCTTCTCCGCCCAGGACGAGGCGCACGACTGGACCGATCGCAACGGCGGACGGAAGCTCGCCGACACCCAACGCCGCAACCTCGCCGGGATGGGCGGGCGGTTCATGGAGACCGGCAACGCGTGGGATCCCGCGGAGGACTCGGTCGCGCAATCGACGTTCGACAAGGAGACCGGCGTCTACAAGATGATGCTGCAGCCGGGACCGGGGTCGATTCGCAACCAGCGCGAGCGCATGCGCGTGCTGCGCGCGCTCTACGGGGGAAACCCGTGGATCGACACGGAAAGGATCTCCTCGGAGATCGACAACCTGCTCGAGCGGGGAGAACTCGCTCAAGCAGAGCGGTTCTTCATGAACCGCATCGTGCCCGGGGAGGACAAGGCGTTCGACATCCGGCTGTGGGATCAGCAGTCCCGCCCGAACAAGCACCCGAAGGACCGGGAGCGGATCGTGGTCGGGGTCGACGGCGCCCGCTATGTCGACGCCTTAGCGGTTATTGGAACGACCATCAACGAGGGGTTCTCGTTCGTGTTGGGGATCTGGCAGCGTCCCGAACAGGCGCCGGACGATTATGAGCACCCGATGGACGAAGTTGACGGCACGCTGCTCGATGCGTTCGACCGGTTCCACATCTGGCGGGTCTACATCGACCCCGGATCCCAGTACGCCAACATCTCCCCGCTGATGGAGCGCTGGCAGGGCCGCTGGGGGGAGAAACGGATCATCGAGTGGCAGATGAACCGGCCCAAGCCGACCTGCTATCTGATCCGGAACTTCGTCTCGGCCATCATGACCGGCGACCTCACCCACGACGGGCACCCGCTGATGCGCGAGCACGTCGCCAACGCGCGCCGCAAGATCATGAACGTCTACGACGAAGACGGTCACGCGATGTTCGTGTTGCAGAAGGAGGCACCGCGCTCGGCCAAGAAGATCGACGGTGCGGCGGCCGCCGCGCTGTCGTGGCAGGCCCGCGGCGACGCGATCGCCTCGGGCACGATGCTCCCGGGGCCGTATGACAACCTGGCGAACAACTGCGCGACCTGCGGGCACATCAAGCGCCACCACAAGCCCGAATGCATCGTGGCACCGGCCGGTCACTGCTCGGTTTGGGTCCAGCCGGTGCTCGATCTCGAGCCGGAACATGGGTTCTCCGGGTTCGTTGAGCCGGAAGCATGATGTACGCTGCACCCCGAGACGGCCGCAACCCGTCGATGACCTCGTGAGGAGTCGATGGAGAATCCACTGACCCGGATCATCCGCGGGGGCCGGAAGTCGGCTCGACTGTCCCCGGATGGTCTTCGGATCACCGAGTTTCCGCCCCCGGTTACCCACCTGCTGCGTCTCTATGGGCTGGCCGGATCCTACGAGCAACTCTACGCGTCGCAGCCGAACGTGCGGACCGTTGTCTCCGACCTCGCACGCGAGGCCGCGGAGCTGTCGATCAAGATGTACATGAAGGATCCGCGCGGACCCCTGCTCGCCGACGCGCGCATCGAGGTCGACCACCCGATGATGGAGCTGCTGGGTGAACCCGAGCCGCTGATGAGTCCCTACCGGTTCTGGTTCGCACTGTTCGCCGACATCGGGATCTTCGACATCGCGTTCTGGCGGATGGTCGGTCACCCTCCGGCCGCGCTCGTACGTATTCCTCCGAGCGCGATCACGCCTCAGTACGATCCGCGGACCGGGCGGGTGACCGAGTGGCGAGCCATGGCGACGGGGGAACGTATCCCCCCGTCAGAGCTGGTGGTCTTCTGGGGGTTCGACCCCGCGATCAACCACGGCCACATCGCGCCGCTCGAGACCCTTCGCCGGACCCTCGCCGAGGACTACGCCGCCTCGCAGGACCGCGAGCACCGTTGGGCAAACGCGCTTCGCAAGGACGGCGTCATCGAGCAGGCGGTTGATGCGCCGAGGATGTCGGACGAAGCGCGCGAGAGTTTCCTCACCGACGCCGAGATCGCGCTGTCGGGCGCGCAGAACTCCTACACGCCGTTCATGTTGGAACCGGGTATGAGCTTCAAGGACACCGAGTGGTCGCCAAAGGAGATGGAATATCTCAACGCGCGCAAACTGAACCGCACCGAGGTCGCCGCGGCCTACCACTACCCGGCGGCGAAGGTGCTCGCACAAACATCGGGCGCGGACCCGGGCGCCGACACGCTGAGCTACTTCTACACCTCGACGCTGCCGCCCTACCTCACGCGGGTCGAGAACGAGATCGAGGCGCAGCTCCTGCCGCAGTTCGAGCTGAGCAAGGCGACGCGGAAGACCTTCTATCTCGAGTTCAACTTGGACGCCAAGATGCGCGGCAACTTCGAGCAGCAGGCCGCGGTGATGGCGACGACGGCGGGCGGACCGGTGGTCACCGTCAACGAGGCGCGCTCGCGGCTGAACCTGCCGCCGATCACCGACGGCGACCTGATCTTCATCCCGATGAACTCGATGCGCGGCGGCGGACCACAGGGAGCGCCGCAGTCACCGGTCGATACGCCCGCGCAGGGGCTGAATCCGGCCGGAACGACCCCGACGCCGTTGCCGGGAGGTGGGAACGCGCCAGCTCTGCCACCCGGCACGGCGTCGTTGAGCCAGGCACAGATCAAGGAGGTGCTGTCACCGGATGCGAAGGGCGACTCGGTCGAAGCGATATTGGCGGGCCACGAACTCAAGATGGCGCGGACGAAAGCCGCCAGCGACCTCATCGCGTTCATGCGCGAGACTCGAGCACGGTTCGAGGAGCGGCATGCTTCGATGTTCGCGAAGTTCTTCACTCGCCAACTGAACGCGCTCAAGGGCGGCAAGACCGACCTCGCATCGAAACGGTGGATCAAGGAACTCGCCGCCGATCTGTTCGGTGTGTCGCTGCAGACCGTTGAGCACGTCGGCAAGAACACGGCTAAGAGTTTGGACGCCGATTGGTCGACCGAGCGGACCTCGGAGTACCTCCAGGTGTCGGCCCAGGCGAAGTCCGAGGCGATCAACAACTCGACGATGAACCTGGTGCAGACCTACGGAACCTCGAACACACCGCTCGAGGACTACGCGGACGCGGTGTTCGGGGAGGGGCGGATCGACGAGCTGTCCCGATCGAACACGACCTTCGCGATGAACTGGGCCGCGGGGGAGGCCGCGCACCAGAACGACCTGGCGGTGAAGAAGACGTGGTTGGTCACTTCCGATAATCCCAGAGCGTCTCACGCCGCTCTGGACGGTACGTCGATCGAGTTCGAGGAGACCTTCGCCAATGGTCTGCGTTTCCCCGGTGACGGTGCGACCGGGAACGCCGACGAGACCGCGAACTGTTCGTGCGTGATGTCGGTGAGCCTATGATGAACCTCTCGACCCAGAGGAGCCTGCGATGACGCTTCACAAGTCCTACGACATCAGCTCGTTCAAGGCGCGTCCGGACGAGGGCGAGGGCACGTTCGAGGCGGTTGTGTCGGTGTTCGGCAATGTCGACCTGCAGAACGATCGGGTGATGCCGGGCGCGTTCGAGAAGTCGATCGAGAAGTGGAAGACGGCGGGGGATCCCATCCCGGTCCTGTGGTCACACGATTGGGGCGATCCGTTCGCACACATCGGCTACGTCGATCCCGCGGACGTGCGCGAGATCCGGGGCAAGGCCGGACAGGTTCCCGGCGGGCTGCTCGTCAAGGGCCACCTCGACGTGCACAAGCCCTTCGCCAAGCAGGTGTATGACCTGCTGGCCGAGCGCCGCGTCAAGGAGTTCTCGTTCAGCTACGACATCCCGGCGGGCGGCGAGCGCCGAGGCAAGGATGGTGCGAACGAGCTGACGACGGTCGACATCATCGAGATCGGCCCGACGTTGAAGGGCGCGAACCCCGCGACGGTCTCGCTCGGGACGAAGTCCAACGGGGACATCGAGGAGGAACGGCGGATGAAGCTCCGGCTCGACCGTGCCGCCGACATCGAGCTGAAGGCTGCGATCGAGAAGGCGTCCTGGGACGGCGCCGCGGCGATGCGCTCCTGCTCCTCGGCCGCGGACTTCCGCAAGATCGCGTTCGAGCGCGCGAACGACTCGGACCCCGATACCGCCGCGCACTGGGCGCTGCCGCATCATTCCTCTCCCGGTGCGGAGGCGAATCCGGCAGGCGTCGCCGCGGCCCTTGGTGCCCTCCATGGAGGTCGCGGCGGCGCTCCGGATCTGAAGTCCAAGGGCGCGGCCGAGTCCCACCTCAACGCGCACTCGGGTTCGGAGAAGGCATACGTCGAGGAGCAGCACCCGCGCGCAGCGGGTGGTGAGTGGACCGCGGGCGATGGCGGTAGCAACAAGCCCAAGCCCAGCGACGCCGAGCTGGAGAAGGACAAGACCCACCCGCTCGGGGAAGGCACGCTGAACGATCTTCGCAAGGCGCTGCGGGAGGCTGGGATGCCCAAGGAAGACGTGATCGCGCTCGCACATCTGATGCGGGACAACTTCCACGAGTCGGGCAAGATCAACATCCCCAAGGAGGCCGACAAGTTCCTGAAGCCGATCGAACGCGCCCGCCTCGGCGAGGCGATCCGTGCCGAGGCGCGCAAGCGCGGCTGGAAGCCCCCGGAGGAGAAGTCCCTCGGGAAGCCCTGGCACGTCGAGAAGCACGGGGACGAATACTGCGTGATCAAGGACGCCGACGGCTCCCAGGTCGCGTGTCATCCGACCGAGGCCGCCGCGATGGCGCAGGTGCGCGCGCTCTACGCCAACGAGAAGCGGGCCGCCACGAAGTCCGGACGGGTGGTCGGCGCCAAGGCCGCTGCCGCGCTGAAGGATGCGCTGGCCGGTGCGGTCGACAAGTGGGCCTCGGACATGAACGGTACCGGCGAGGTCGCCCAGGAGAAGAAGCTCGACGCCGAGCTGACCGAGTTCAACGACATCATCGCGAACCTCGAGATCAAGAGGTAGCCGTGCCCGACACGAATATCGGTGACCTCGAGCTGGCGGTCCTTCGGTCGAAGGTCTTCGACGAACGCCTGCATCCGCGCGATCCGCACTCCGGGGAGTTCACGAGTACGCCCGGCGGTGGCGGTGGCGGTGACACGGAGGAGACCCGGCTACGGCTCGCCGACGAGCGCAAGATCCTGTACGGACAGCACGAGGGGACGCCGGATGATCCGGTGCCGTGCGGGGGCGACATCGAACGCGCGGCGCGCGTGCTCGAGAACGGCGGACACGTCACCCTGAACCAGCCGGATGAGGTCGCGACACTGCTGGACAAGCTCCGAGACATCGTCAAGGAGGCCGAGGACAAGGGCGAGAAGGCACCGAACTACGACCTGTGCAACGTCTCGGTCCCTGGGACGAACCTGTTCTGCCAGGACGAGGTCAAGCGCTCCGACGGTACGCCGATCGAGCGGGTGCAGATGCCGCAGCTCTCGACGAAGGATCCGGTCCCCGGCTCCGAGGCCGACAAGATGCCGCGGAACAAGAAGGGGGAGGTCGACCTGTCCCGGCAGTTCGGGGAGTTCCTCGCATCCTCGGGACGCGCGACGACCAACACGACGATCGACGCCTCGCACCTGCGCGCCTCCCAGTCGGAGCTGAACGGCGGGAAGGTCGCGGGGATCGCGGGCGCGGTCGCCGCGGGCAAGATCGACGTCAACGACCCGAAGGGAGCGATCTACGTCACGCGGGACAACTACGTCATCGACGGCCACCACCGCTGGGCCGCCTACGTCGCGGAGTCCTACCGGACCGGCGAGACGATCGACATGCCGGTGATCGTGGTGGACACCGACATCGGCGAGGCGCTGACGCTGGCGAACTTCTGGACCGAGGAGATGGGGATCCCGGCCGCGGACGTGACGAAGAAGGCGTTTCACGACCCACACCTCTACGCCGCCGCGATCGACACGCCCGAGCTGCTCGAGGTGCTCGCGAAGTTCTCCGAGACCCAGCCGCGCGACGCCGAGGGACAGTGGACCGGCCGACCCGGTGAGACGGCCGGACGGCCGGACACGCCGACCGACATGGTGCACTGGACGCGGTTCGACGACGCCGAGACGCGGCTGGGCGACGCGCGGAAGTATGAGGGCGAGCACGTTCTCGCGATCATGCGGAGCGGCCCGTCCCACAGTGGCAACCTTCACGTCGGGGCCACGGCGATGACGGTTGGCGAGGACGAGCTGAACCCGTCCGACGTTCGCCAGATCGCGGTCTACGGGAACTGGGCGAAGGCCGGGAACGCCGGAAACGCATCCTCGCTGATCCGTTGGTTCAACGAGGGCGCGGGCGGCGCGATCGCGTGGGGATCTCCCGGCGATTGGGCGCAGTGTGTCGCGATCGCATCGGCGCACATGGGCGTCGAGGACGCGAAGGGTTTCTGCCAGAACCGGCACCAAGAGGCCACCGGCATGTCGACGGCCGAGCACGCGCACAACGAGGGCAAGGCGGGCGACTTCACGCCGAGCTTGCACCCGCGCGACGAACACGGACGGTTCACGGATTCGGGGGGCGGTGGTGCCCCTTTAGCCGGAGCGGCGGTCCCGCCGCTACCGGGCGAGACGCCGATACCGCCGGGGACCGTGCGCCTGTTTCACATCACGCCGCTGCAGAACGCGGAAGCGATCAGCGAGCACGGATTGACGCGGTCGACCGCGCGCGGGGAGTCCTACGGCGAACCGAACCAGATCTGGGCTAGCTCCGGGGTTCGCTCCCAGCAGGCTCAGCGAGTCACCGATGGCGGGCTGATGGATTCGCAGTTCGCGGTGGTCGAGTTCTGGGCGCCGCCCGATCAGCTCGACATCGGACACTGGGAGAAGCCGGAGGATCTCGAAGCTCGTGCGTCCGACGTTACGTTCTACGGAGACGTGTCACCGGAACAGATCATCGCGGTGCACGAGCCGTGGCACGCGGCCTACCGGTACCTGTCGGAATATGCCAACGATGTCCGCAAGGGCGAGTACGACTGGGCCGCGCTCGACAACTCGAACTACGCGCGCGCAATCGAGAAGATCAAGAACGGCAAGGACTTCACTCCGAGCCTGCACCCGCGCTATCCCCGCGGAACACCGGGCGGCCTCGGCGGGCAGTTCATGCCGGGGGTGGACGGCGCGGATGTGCTCGAGCCTGAAGCCACCGGGATGATCCAGGCGCACGAGGCCGAGCTGGCCGCGCGCGGGCTACACGTCGGGGACGAGGTGCACTACATCAGCGTGCCCATGTACTACCAAGGTCCGTCGGAACCGTCCCGCCCCGGATCACCTGAGTACATCGTCGCCACGATCGACCACGTCGACAACGACGGGATCCATCTGTTCGTCCCGAAGGAGCAGCCGGGGCGCTACGGGTTCACCAACGACAACGAAGACAGACTGATCCAGGCCGACCAGCTTGCATCGTTGGATGCTCTCCCGGTTCTACCTGAAGGCATGTCTCCGGTCGAGTTCCGCGCTCCAGCAGCCGGTAACCCGAACGGTGTGCCCCGGTATCTGCTGGGCAACGCGGTCTTCGAGGACACCGACTCCGGGCCGGAGCGGGTCGGGATCCTCTCACCAGAGGAGATGCAGGGAGTCGTGCGTCTCGCGGGCGCGCAGGCGGGTGACTTCCACGAGGGCGATCTCGTTGTGACGAGCGACGGCGACGTCGGCACGCTGATGCGGATCGGCACCGACCGGGGCGATGACACCGCGACGATCCGGCTCAACGACGGGCGGGTGCTCGCCGACATCGCACCAACGCAGCACGCGGGAACGTGGGAGACACCCCCGGGTTGGATCGCTGCAGGTGTGCGAGGTCTCACGACCGCACGAGAGGTGTACATGCGTACCGAGACGGAGCATGCGGTGTACGCCAGCAACACCGACGACGAATCGGGCCGGGTCTATGCGATCGAGTATCCGGCGTCCTGGCAGGACGACGTGACGGGCATCGCTGGATTGCGCGCCGCGGTCGAATACTCGGTCAACCAGAACCACGAGATGGAGAAGGACTCCGGCCTGAAGAACCGGTGGCGCGGCACGATCAAGTTCGACACGATGGAAGACGGTGTCGCCGCGTACAAGGACTGGAACTGCTCGATCGCGATCGGGGACTCTGTCCTGCGGGACATCCCCGAGGGCACTGACCGTGTGCTGAACCCGAAGGACGTCGAGGACGGTCAGGGTGTCCTGAGCCACGAGCTGGCGCACGGGCTGTCACACACGCTGTATTCGGGGGATTACAAGGGCCACAACATCCCGCTGGAGGAGGGCGTCGCCGAGGCGTATCGCGAGGCGTTCATGGCGGTGAAGGCGTACGGTCCGAACGCGCCGTCTCCCTACAGCGGTGGTCAGTTTCCGCCCGGCTACATGAGCTACAACGCGTATGTGACCGGCGTGAACCAGGCTCTGCTTCTGTCGAGGTACAACCCACCATTCGAGTATCCGGCGCAGGAAGAGGAAACCTGGACGGATCGGCTCGACTGGGCACGCGATCTGCTACAGACACCGCTGCCCGAACGACAAGCCAAGCTCGACAAGGCGACCGCGGCTTCCGGCGAGCACGTTGTGTTCATCGGCACGGGCCATGGGTCGGAGATGGGATACACCACCGCCGCCAACGAGAAGTCCCGCGCGCCGCAGACGGCCGATGATGTGAAGGCGATCATCATGTCTTCGCTCGGGAGCGTGGACGATGCCGAGCGTGCGCTCGCCGTCGTCCGCGCGTGGATAGACGATCACCCCGAAGACGGCGCGACGATCGGGATGGACGCCGAGTGCCTGCACATGCTCATCGCCGCGCAGGCGCCCGACTCCGGCGAGAAGGCGGGCGAGTTCACCGAGCGTCTGCACCCTCGAGACGAGCACGGACGGTTCGCTGAGACCGGCGGTTCGGCTCTTCGGGTGCAGTACGAGGAGGCACTGGGACGTGCGATCGTGGTAGCACGGGCCTCCGACGGAGAAGTTGTTGGTCGGTTGCGGTTGAATGTCGGTACCCAGAACGAAGCTGTTGTGGAGTCGGTTGATGTTGTTGAGAGGTTACGTGGGCAGGGTGTAGCCACTCAACTGGCGGTGGCGCTCCATGAACACTCTCCCGATGTATTACTCGTACACCGCGATCCTTTCACAGCGGAGGGGCGCGCATGGGCACAAGCGATGGTGAGGGAGTACCCGAACTGGAATGTCATCAGGTCGGAGTCGGATACGACCGGTTCGTCGCTCACGAGGACCGACTACGAGGGCCAGGTCGGTAACACGCAACACATCACTGCGATCGAGGAGGGACACATCCCGACGGCGGCGATCCGGTACCTCCGCGGTGTCATGGGCGAGGTGCCCGGCGACCATCGCAACATCCAGGGCGAGGACTGGGAGAAGTTCAAACAGGACATCGCGGCCAACGGCATCAAGCAGCCGATCTTCATCACGGTCGATCACGGCGAGCAGCCGAAGATCAGCGAGGGCAATCACCGGCGCGATGCTGCGGTTGAACTCGGGATGGAGAACGTCCCCGTCGAGATCCGGTACTTCGGGCACGCCGAGCAGGAGGGTACGGTCGCGGAGCGTTACTCGGCCGGGAACAGTGCTGTTCCGATCCCGGTAGATCTGCCGGATGATCCCGCCGAGCTGCTCGAGCTGCTCGACAATGGGCTGGACACACCGGAGGAGGTCGGCGCCGCGATCGCGAAGCTCGGTGCGATCAAGGTCGAGTTCGATGCGCCGGGCGTTGACGCGGTGTATCTGCATCAGCCCGTCGACGGCGGCGAGCCGACGGTGATCGAGTGGAGCGGGGACGACTCGTTCTCTGAGACGCACAACGCCTATGACTGGGTCGGCGAACAAGACGCGTCGGACTACTACCCCAACTACGATCAGGAGTTCAGCGATCAGTTCTGGCAGAGGCCCGACGTGCTGTATCACGGCACGGATCCCGACCGCATTCCCGAGATCATGTCCGAGGGTTTGCAGATGCGCTCGGAGACGCGCGGGTTGTCCAACCGGTACGAGGGTGCGGCGGTCTACACAAGCACGGAGCCGGATGAGGCCGAATATTACTACGGCCAGGTGCTGGTGATCGACACCGCGGCGATGGCGGCCGACGGACTCAAGCCCTTCGTCAGCCAGGAGCCGGATGTTTCCAACGCGAACCTCGAAGAAGCGCTCGCGAGCGCCATCGGACTGTTCGACTTCGAGGCCGAGACCGAAGGCGGGATGAGTCCGAGCACGATTGTGGTCAACGGCGACATCCCGCCGCAGTACATCACCGTGATGGAGCTGGCGAAAGCGATCCTCGAACACCGCGCGCGCAAGGAGTTCACCGAACACCTGCACCCTCGAGACGAGCGCGGGCGTTTCGCGGAGACGGCGGGACACGGCTGGGACGGGTTCCCGTTCGACGAGCGCAAGGGAGAGGGGCCGCGTGAGGGCGACACGCCGCCGGAGCGAACGCCGGAGGGTGACTTCGTCATGTACCACTCGACGTCGCCGGTCGCCGCGGCCTCGATCGTGGGCGGACGGGAGATCCTGCCGGATGACTTCAACGCGGTCGGGCTGGCGACGACGCCGGAGGCCGCACGGATCTACGGCATCATGAAAGCGGGGCCGAACGCGCAGGTGTTGCGGGTCACGGTGTCCCAGGAGTGGTTGAGCGAGCAGCGCGCGCAGCATGAGATCGGC